ACCATCCCGTCCACAAACGTCACCCGGATGTAGTCGCCCTCCTGGTCGATCTTCTCGCAGATCTTGTCCTTGCCGTCGTGCAGGGCCAAGTTCGCACGCGCGCCCGGCCGGTATCCCCCGTACCCGAACACCTTCACGCTGCCGATTCGCAGAATGAATCGCGGCGCCTCCGGCACCGTCTCCGGCATCGCCGTTGACGACAAGGGCTTCCAGGGAGCCGCGTTCGGATCATCGTGTCTCGGTTTCTTCTTCGCCATTTTGCTTACTTTCACACCATTGCCGGTTCTTGCGCCGGTTGCTCGCCGCCTTGTGACTGCCCCTGTGTCGCACCCTGCTCCACCTTCTTCTGCGCCTCGACCGCCGCCTCCAGAATCTCCTGAATCTGCGCCATCACATCCGGCAGCAACGCCGGGTCCAGTTGCTGCGCCATGTTCACCACGTTCAGCACTTCGTTCGCGTTAAGGATCTCTTCCAAGTTCGGCACACCATAAGTCTCAAGCAGACGCGGCAGATACGCCGGCCCAACCGCTTGCAACAGTTGCAGCGCCTCTTCCTTCTCCCGTTGCTTATCCGCCGGCAGTTCGCTGCCAACCTGGATGTCCAGGTCGAACTTCGCGTCAAGGACCGACTTCATCACCATCCTCGTGTCGGGGTCCACGTACTCGCCCTTGATCTTGATCACGTCCTCACGCCCGCCCTCCCCCACGATCCGCACCATGTCCCCCACGCTCATGTGCTGCACGATCAACTCCCAGACCTGAGTCATCAGCTCCTTGCCCGTGGTGCGCTCAAGGTCGCCCGACAGCAGGATCGTGCGCAGCCGCGAGTTCTGGTCCAACTTCAACAACTCCGTCGCCGTCAGGCGTCCGCCCGACCGCTTCCCCTGCGCAATCTCATGGATCCCGTGCAGCGTCCTGATCAACTCGTCGAAGAACTTGATGGCGGCAAACAGATCCGCCGAAAGCGGAGGAGGCGGCTCACGTCTCACCGCATCCAACTTGTTGGGGTTCACCACCAATATCTTGCCCGCGGCGTTCTTGACCGCGTTCTTGATGGACTGGTCGTCCTTGGCGCCCGGCAGTGCCCCCAGCTCCACAACCGTCCGCGGATCGCCGAAGCACCTGATCGCCATGACCACGTGCGCGATGATCTCGTTCACCATGTCCTGCGGCTCGCGCACCATCTCAACGCCCGTCACACCCCGCCACGTGTGCGGCAACCAGATGAACGGGCCGGTGATGAACGGCAGGGTCTTCCCGTCCCACCGCTGCTTATCCGCCTTCGCATTCAGCGCGATCCGCCCGATGCGCAACACCCGCCGCCCGTTCGGATACAGCGGCCGGTCATACTCCCGCTTGGTCGTCGGCCTGTTGGCCTCCGTCAGCGGCTCGCCCGTCTCCGTCAACACGGGGATGTCGTCTTCGTTGTACGACACCTGCCCGCTCGCCTCGAGCTCTTCATCCGAGATCGGCGTCTCGTCCACCGTCTCTTCTTCCGTCCGGTCCTTGAACCAGCACTCCATGACCGTCACCATCTGCAACCGCTCGGATTCCGGCTCGTATTCCTCCTTGTTCTTGCCCGCCCCGGTGATGGCCGCGGCCAGCCGCCCGTAGTACTTGGGCTTGTCCTTGTGCCCGAGTTCGTTTGTCGCCACCCCGCTCGTATCCGGCCCCACGTAGCCCTTCCAGCCCGTCGGTTTGGGACCGTTTGCCAGCCAGTCCGGTTGCGCCTGCGTGTCCGTCAGCAATGCCGCTTTGTCGATCTTCTCGGCATACTCTGGCCACCGTTGCTTCGCCTCGTCCACGTACATCTGCCGCTTGATGAATACCCACTCAGCATCCGCCAGAGTCTCTGCCCCCGGCGCCACGCCGAAGAAATAGTAGGGCACGAGCGTCACTTCCACCTGCCCGTGCCACATCTTCTGTTCCTCGTCCCATCCGCCCTCTGGCTTCTCGTTCCAGTACACCAGGAGAATCCAGTTGCCCGTCAGGAATCCGTCCAGCGCGCACTTGCACACCAGCGTCTTCACCCCGATCCCGATCTGGTAGTACCACCGCAGCGCCGCCTCCGCAACCTTCGCGCCCGGGATGTCCGAATCCTCTCTCGGCCGGGCGTAGAGCCGCGTGTCCGTCTGCATCAGCAACGCAAGCTGCTGCTGCAACGCCGGGAAGATGTAGTTCACCTGCGTCGGGTGCCACCCGTCCTTCAGGGTCACGTTCTTCAACTGATTCCCGAACGTGTAGTCGTGCGCGTCCGCCGCCATCTCCCACCACGGCTCGCAGTCGCTGGCCGACATCCGCTCCATCTCGTCGAGCGTGTCGTTCAGCTCCTTCGCCGCCGCGTCCTCCTCGCTCATCTCGGGGACTTCTTCCGGCGGCCTGTCTTTGAACAACCTGAGTGCCATAATCTATCGCCTACGCTGAGTCCCCTTGGTCGATGGGGATGTACTTCGCCTCGGCCGGCTTGACCGGCGCCTCCGTCACGCTGCCCTGGTTGCCCGCCAGCCGGTAGCCGGTGTCCACGCCCTTGGCGTAGATGGTGTAACCGAGCCACACCGCCCCGCACCACAGCACTACGCATCCACCGATGATTGCCAATGTCACAGCCATGTCACGAACTCTCCAGCCCCACGGTCTTGCCCAGTGAAAATGTCCTCACGTTCGCATACCCGCCCGCAAACTGCGGCCCCAACCGCGCCTGCTCCCACGTCTCCGCATACTGCGGATAGTTCTCCTCGCGCGGACACGTCAGATGCACCTCCAACGCGATCATCACCGAAAACAGAATGTCGTCCCACGTCCCGTCCCGGTGCTCCCGCTTCTTGTTCGCCTTGCGAACGAACGTGTCCTCCTCGTCCGCAAGCTCACTCGACAAACAGGTGAACGCCCCCCTGAACCCGATCTCCGGGTCTTCGTTCTGGCGACACCACTTGATGTACTGGTCGATCAGGCCATCGCGGGTCGTCGTCGTCGTCCGCCATCCCAGCAACGACCTTGGCGTCTGGTCCTGCTCGTCCGGATCACGCTGCCGCTGATACAACTTGGGATACTGTGCCGCCCTGATCTTGTCCAAGGTCGACTGGCCCGCGTTGTTCACCTCCGGCGCCATCCACGCATCGTTGTAGTACGAAGCACCCTTCAACATCTCGTCGCCGAGCAAGTCCGGGTCGATCGTCCCCACCCATATCGCCGCCGGCCGCAAGTACCGCCGGTTGAGTACCGTGATCGCCGACCTGTCCCGCTTCCCGTGCGGATCGTTCGGGTCGATCGGCAACCCCTCGCTCACGTCCCCGCCCTCTGCATAGTCGTGGGATTGCTTCGGCTCCTCCCAGATCCGCCAGCATCCGTTCGGATCGTAATCGCACGGCGTCATCCGCACCATCGTATGGTGCTTGTCCGCCCAGTCCAGCCGGGCATACGTCGGCGCTTCCACCGTCTTCGCGTGTTGGTGCCTGATGTACGCCGGGATCGCGTGGTCGCCCGACGCCAGGAATGCCTCCTGGTCGTTCTTCGGATACTCCTGGTGGAACATCTCGACCGACCCGCTGCACTTCTCCCTGATGCACCACCGCCGCCAATACAACTGCTCCTGCGTCGCATTGTACGGCGCCCGCATCAACTCCTGCTCCTCCTCGTTGTAGCTCCCGAACCGATACCACTTCGGCACCGGCATCGAATACTCTTCCGGGAACTCCAACCAACTGAAGAAGATGGGAAGGTAGCAGTTGTAGTCCTCCGGGTACTTCTCCCGGTGAGTCTTGGCGTCCTTCCACAGCTTGTGGAACAGGTCGCCCTCGCCGTTCGCCGTACTCTCGATCACCACCGCCGTCTTGTACGTCTTGGTAGGATCCGGAATCGTCTGGAGAAGACTGTTCATCGATACCGTCTGACGCGGCCACTTCGCAAGCTCCGACAGATGCGCAAGTTGGAAGGTGCCCGCCGTCCCCACGTAGTCGACGGCGCACTCCACAGAGAACGAAGCATCGTGCGGACTCGCCCACCACAACTCGCCCCGGTTGTCCCGCGACATCCGGCGCCGCTCGGGGTTATGGTTGTTGAAGTACTTCGCCTTGCTGAACACCTTGTCGCTCCCCGTCCCGTCGTGGGCGACCACCAGCGCCTTGAGGCCCGGAGTGTGGTGGCAAATTGTGTAGAACAAGGCCTGCACCACCGTCGACGTCCCGACCTGCCGCGGCTTCAGGATGATCAGCCGCACCGGATACCCCCGCCTCCACTGGCTGAACATGTGCCCCAG